TAACAAAACAAATTTACTAGGCAACTTCAACAAAGAGATAGCGGAGATACAAGCTATAGCGCTTAAAGGAATGGGTGATTAAATGCCAATCAAACAATGGGCAGTGAAATATTTGGATGTATTAAAAATGACAAAGCAAGACATGCCAACAGAAGAAGTATTTGTGTCGTCGTATGTCGTAATATATCCTAGTGCAACAAAAGAAATGGCGGAAGACATGTATAAACTTGTCAAGGCAATGGAAGGAGAAATGAAATGTTATACGCAGTAGCAAGAGGTAAAAAAACAGGGATATTTGATAATTGGGATGAATGTAAGGACGCAACTAATGGATACCATGATGCAAAATTTAAGAAAGTTAAGACATTTGAAGAAGGACAAGAGTATATCGAAAAGAACAAGCCAGAAGTCAAAGAAATAAAAGATATGTTTGCAAAAGAACCAGTTGAAACTATTATGTCAAAGCCTTCAAAAATCAGAAGTTTTAGCATCGAAATGAATTGTGATACAGAAGAAGCAAAGCAATTTTTCAAAGAACTACGAACTCATATTTGCTTGAAAACTGAGGACTATATCGAAAACAAATATAAACTTGATGGGCGAATAAATATAGATATAACTAAAATTGTTTAACGCACTTAATGTAACTACAGACGAGCTATTGAGGTGAGTAAATGAACCGATCAACCATACAAGAATACGAACTGTACAAGGAGCTGTGCCGAAAGCGCAATGAAAAGCCTGTGTCGTACAGGGAGTTCGAGAAGGAGCGAGAAGATGAAGAAATGGAAATGTCCAGAATGTGAAGTTCTAACGGATATAGTATCAGCAAATGTAGAAGGCAATTGTACTATAGATGTAAACCATAATGTTGAGTTGGATGAATGGGAATGTGGTTCAAGTCAATGCGAAGAATGTGGATTTGAAGAATCGCAATGGGACGAAAGAAATAAATTTGAAGTGGTAGAGGTAGAAGATGATTAACGAAATCATAGCCAAGTACGGAGAATACCGAGTAGCCACAAGCAAAGGACAAGACGAGATTAAAAAATACGGCAATGCTTACTTGTTCAAAGTAAAAGGTTCGGTGATATTCGCAAGTAGCAAAGATAACCTAGCAGACGCAGAGCAAGAGTTAATGGAAAGAAACCAACTTAGACAAGTAAAGGAGAGACTATGAAAGAAGATTGCAAACACTACGATTTAGTAATGGAATCACATTTTAACCAAATAGGTGAAGATTCAGATGGATGGCCTATAGGTGAGGAAGTATGGGAGCCAATAGGTGAACGATGCAAGATAGATAAAGAACCATGCGAAGGGTGCAAGCAGTTTGAAACTAAGTAACCCCATCAAGTAAAGGAGTAGATAAGATGCTAGACAAGACGAAGGTAAGTAAAGAAGATTACGAAAATAGGAGAACAATATGGTGTCCAAGTGATTTCGGATTAAAAGACAAATGTAAAGATAATTATGACAGAGCAGAAGAATCTATAGAACAAGGTTGCAAGCAATGTTGGGAATTAGCTGAAAACCCAACCACATTAGACAAGTAAAGGAGAGACTATGAAAGAAGAAGAAAGACGATTGGTACAAGAAGTATTTGAAATTGCTATGCACTCTATGAAAACAGAAGAGTTATTGATACAACAAGAGAATATGGATAGATATAGAAAAAATGTTATAGAGCAAACAGAGCAAACGGCGGTAGCTATGGTGTCGTACGAAATAGATATTATAAGGCGTGCAGAAATATTATAAGGCGTGCAGAAACGATCAATCGAAAACGTGAACAACTATATCAATTGATGGATAAACTAATCAAGTAAAGGAGAAACTATGTTAATACATCCAGGAGAAACAATCAAGGAAATGTTAGAAGATAGAAAATTCACACAAAAGCATTTAGCAAAAATGTGTGATGTATCAGAAAAGCACATAAGTAAGATAGTGAATGGCAAAGCTAATATATCACCTAAAATAGCAGTAGGATTAGAAAGAGCATTCGGAGCAAATGCCTCATTTTGGGTGAATTTAGATGCTAATTACAGGCTAGAAGAATATAAATCTAACCCCATCAAGTAAAGGAGAGACTATGAATAGACCAGAACTAACATGCAAGGCAAAGACGTTAGATGGTGAATGGGTAGAAGGGTATTATGTAAAAGCTAGAGGATATTCGGTTATGTCACAAGAAGAGTTTGTGCATATGCTTGATTATTGGGATAAAGACGGATATCAAAAAGAAGTAGTAATAGACTCTAACACAGTATCAAGATGTACAGGCATAGAAGACGAGAACGGCAAGCTGATTTATGAGGACGATAGAGTTATTTATAGTGGCGTTGAGTATGTTATTATGTGGGACCCTAATGGTTGTTGGGTGTTTGATGGAAATGGGAGTATGAACGGGTTAACATTTATGGATGAATCGAAACAATGCAAAATCATAGGAAACATACATGGAAAATAAATACTTAGAACTATACAACCACTTACACGGTAGACTAACAGGAGTAAAAGATCGCATACGCACAAGTATTCATGAACATTACACGCAGCACAGGTTCCAAAGTAATTTCACCGAGTACGTAAATAAACATTGCAGAGGGTTCAGGGCACTAGAGTTCAACAAGGAAATGGAAGAGCGCAACTTGAACATGAGATACAAGGGGCGTGGGTGCTTCAAGGAATATAACTAGCTGACGAATAGGAGAGACTAATGGATAAATTAGCAAAGCAAATCAAAGGAATGATTGAGTTAAACAAAGGGTACTATCTTGACGTACAAGAAAATCAATATGTACTGCACAGAATCAAAGACGTAAAAGACAAAGAAACAGGCGAGTATAAAAAGAGCCTAGCGTGGGAAGGTTACTACGGTAGACTATCACAAATAGTATCAGCAATATTAACAAGACACATCAATGCTAACATGGTGCTAGCACTTAACGGCAATATCGAAAGTATGAAAGCAATAGCGATGGAAACAGAAAGAAGAATCAAAGAACATGCAGAAGGTGAATTCGCACAAGAGATAAAAAGGTTGGAGATGGAGAACGAAAAGACACTAAAGATGCTGTATGACAGGGCCTAGAAGGACGATACAGCCATTCTAAACCAAATCAGGTACAATCTATCAAGGAGAGTGAAACAGATGGAGAAAATGAGCGAAACGGCATTTGTAAAAAGAATGCTGAAAGCGGAAAAAGCTAAAGTAAAATCGGACGATGATAAAATTAAGATCGCAGAAGAAATATACGGATTCCAGATAACAGTAAAACAAGCTAAGAGCAAAGGCTGGAATATAAGATTGCAGAAACAGTATCCAGGATACCTAAAGAATTTCGGCTTGCCAATCTACAGCGCCAACTCTAGTAGACACGTAGCAGTAGAGAAGATATATAAACTAGCACTAGCGCAGAAGGGCAGTAAACGAAACATGAAGGAACATGACAACGCAAGAAAACCGTATCAAGTGGATACAACATCTAGACAATGACTCCAATTCTTGATATAATATAAGTAAGACCAAGTAAGACGCAGAACGCTGTGCATGGTGTAACATAACGCCTGTAGTTTTCAAAGGCTATGGACGTATTCTAGTATTAGTGTACGGTAACACGCATGCCCGTGAAATCTTTAAATTAGGACAAAGGCCACGTCCCTTACAAGAAAGTAATAGTAGGCGTGAAAGGCGGTTCGAGCCCGTAATTCTAGTTAGTACGTAGGTTAAAAGCATATGACAAGGCTTTACCCTTTCACTTGTCGCTCTCCAAAAAAAGAAACCCCGTTACCGAGGTTTTAAGCATGTTCTATCTATAAGCCAAATTCGTCCGCTGCGTCGGCACTTGTACTTGCCACGTTCACAACCAGCTTGCACCGCCCGAACTTTGATGCCAAGAATTTCAGCTGCTTCATGTGGTAATATGATTCGGTCTAGTGCTTTCATGACATCACCTCATATTCACGCCTAGCCCACTCGATAGTACGTTTAGTGGTAGGATGTGCAACGGCTACGTCACAATCCCTGTAAGCTCGTTCTAAATTACTGTAAAGGTAATACATTCCATCGGTTGTTATTATAAGATAATTAGTCATATTATTTAACCTCCCTTGATGCTCTAAGTGTAGGTGACATTGAATAAGTCCCTAGTGGTTTAACAAATTCAGAACCGTCATACTCTTTAAGTCTACAGTTGATAACAGGTTTGTCAGCGTTAGGTTGATGTGATGTAAGCGTTACGGTTTTGGCAGTTCGTTTAGATACTGTATAAGTCCATACACAATTGTGGTCGCAGGCACTTCTCATAAAATAATCAGTTCCGACTTTAAATGTTGTCATTACATCACCTCTATAATTTCGTAATGTCTGCCCATTGATTTTTCAGATGCAGTTAGATAAGATTCTAAATAACTTTTTTCAATGAGTGATTCAGATTCGGTTGCAAAGTACTTGCTATCAATAGTGATTCCGTCTTTGTCCATGTATGCTAATTCAAATTTTTTCATTTTGCTCTCCTTGTTTCGTCGGTGTGGTTGATTGGTATGAACATAGTATAGCACGTTTAAACGCACACGTCAACCCCTAAATATAAATTAATTTGAGAAAATTGAAAACAACTGTAAACCGTGGTATAATAGAGTGTAAGGAGAGTGAAGCAATGACGGTTAACGATATGATGAAAAGATTAAAGAAGATGCCAAAAGATAAGATGATAATATTCCATGACGGTAATGGATGGGCAAACGTAGCCATCGAAGAGAGAAAACACAATGTAGTAATAACAATGGATTGCAGATCGCCATTCAGCGACGGAGGATAATACAATAAGAAGGTACTGAGGAGATGATAGCATGGAGCTAACAAGAGGCAACTTTGATAAGATGATTCAAGTGCTTAAAGAAAACAAAGTACCAATGGATGATAAAGTATTTTACTTAAATACATCAACTATAGAAATAGGATTGAAATTAGGACAATTAAAGAAACATAAAGGAAATGTTGACTATGGCGGTATATTAGTGTTTGACGTGATAAAGAACCACATAGCGATGTCAAAAGATTATTAAGGAGAGTGAAGCACATGAGAGTAACTGTAAAAGCGATAATTGACATGAATAAATTCAGGCAAGGTAAAGAGGATTATATAACAGAAGTAAAACCAGATAATAGCAACTGCATGACATGTAAAGCAGACAACTGTGAATTTTGCAACGGATCAGAGTACTACGAGAAAGCAGGAGAGTAAATGGGTAAGAAATATAATGAATTAATGGAGAAGTTGAAAGACATTACAATAGCAGAGGAAACAATAATAGCAGAGTCGTATTATGTTGATGGAACTATTCACAGTAGGGAAAACTCTTTTAGTGACATAGCAAGGGTAATGTGTAGCTACTATTACGAGAAAAACGTAGAACTAAGGATAAAAGACGATGGATACGCTGTGTTGTTGATAGAGGTGAAAGCATGATAGAATACAGAATGGAAGCGCCTAAGTTGATGGAATACATACCGGGCAAGACAGCATACAATGGTGAATACAGCCACATCAAGACAGAGGACGGTAAAGAAACAAGAGAAGTATTTGACAATCTAACAGGCGATTTAAAGAGAACAGAAGAGGTGTAAGTAAATGATTAAACTATACAGAAAGCTTATAGATGCAAAAGACAAGCGCAAATATATTAAAACAGGAGCAATAACATTTAGACGATGGAGATACATAACGTTTAAAGTAGAAGAAGAGGTGTAAGCATGAGAGAAATATACTTAATGTCATTAACTGACTACATAGAAGATAAATACTACATAACTTATCCAGAGAAAGCATATACCGATATAGTTATGTGTAAAGAAATTGTAGATAAATACAACAAAGAAAAAGAACTAAGTAAAAATGATTATGGATACGCAGTTGTAGAGAGAATGGATTTAATAACTAGCGAAGAGGTGTAACAATGAGTGAAAGAGCATTTGCAACAGCTAAAGACTTAGAAGACAAATTCATAGAGTATCTAGAGGACTGCAAAGCTAATGAAGTACATCTTCCTAATATTGCAGGATTCGTTGTGTTTGCTGATGTTCCAAGGTCTACATACTATGACCAAAAGGATTATTACTCGGACACTATTAAAAAAATAGATGATATATTAGAGAACGTAACCCTTAATGCACCTATACCTACAGCGGAAAAGATATTCTACATGAAGAACAAGTTTAGAGATAGATATCAAGACAAAGTTATTACTGAGAATACCAATAGAAACATCGAGATCACAGAAGAAGAAGCGATAGCCGAGCTTAAAAAAGACGGGATTGACGTTGATAAACTGTAGAATAGTGTAAGAATAACCAATGGTATGAGCAAAAAATGGACATGCTTCACCCACTGGATAGAAAATAAATGGCAAATATGGCTTAAAAAGCTAAAAACCGTGACGATATTACGAATAGGAGAGAATAACATGATTATCAGCGAAAGAAAATACAGAGCGGACATGGCAGCAAATTGGCGAGAAGGTAGAAATCAAGGAGCAAGAGATGCAAACGAACAACATGAATTTTGTTACTCATTAATAAACAACACAGGACAATGGAATCCTAAACCACATTTCAAAACAGACTGGGAAAGTTCATACCGAATAGCAAATGAAGCAAATATACACTTGCAAAAAGAGCGTGACGAATACAAATCTAGCTACGAAAAAGCAAAGGAGTCAGAGCAAACATGGTTTGACGCTTATTGTGAGGTCCAAGGCATAAAAGATAAAAGCGAAATGCCAAGCGCTATACATCATTCAATTAGAAGAGAACGTGAGACAGCAAAAGATCGTGACGAATACAAGCGCAAGTACGAGGAACTACAGAAGTCGTACGAGTTTGAGAAGGAAGTATGGCGCTTACACAACTCATGTACTAAGATAAATGTCAAGACATCAAAACCACCTACACCAAAGACGATGTACGAAATGCCAACTAATTTCAATATTGATAAGCCAGACCACGTAAAGACCGTGTATGTATTAGAAGATTTTGATGATATAGATTTTAGTGACTTCACGTACCCGAAAGCGACAAATAAAAAAGCCATCGAAATATCAGCATTAAGACAGATAAGCAATCACCGTGGTAACTTCTCCAAGTCAACAATTGAATACATAGATAGAAAGCTAAAGGAATTGGGTTGGGAAGAATGAACGCAGTCAAAACACTAGAAGCGGTAAGGGTAGTCAAGAGGGCTAAAGCAAAGCGTGATTATTACTCGTACGTTAAGTATACGCACTCAGATATATACAAATACACACAACATGGCGAATACATATGTAATGTGATTAATGATGCAATAAACAAGCGCCATGATATGATGGATGGTAAGATACCACTAGAAACCCAATACATAGCACTAAGCACACCATCACAACATGGTAAGTCGATGCACGTAACCGAAACACTACCTAGTTACTTCATTGGACACTTCCCTAATCATGGGTGTATAGAGGTTAGTTATGGTGATGATTTCGCTGTAAGATTTGGTAAATACAATAAGCAAAAGGTTCTCGACTACGGTTTAGAGCTTTTTGGTCTGTCAATACCTGTGGGAGAATCAAGCTCAACAGAGTGGGGCGTAATGAAGGATGGTAAGCGTGTCCGTGGCGGTATGATATCAAGAGGTATAATGTCCGGTATCACTGGTTCATCATTAGGCGATCTGATAATAATAGATGATGTAATAAAGAATAGTGAGTGGGCCAACTCTCAAACGATTAGGGAAAAGCAATGGGCAGAATGGCAAGACTCGATCATGAAACGGATACATCCAGGTGCAATAGTGATAATCATAATGACACGATGGCATGAAGACGATTTGCTAGGTAGATTACTCAACCCTGAACATGGCAAGCCATTAAACTGGAATTACATCAACTTGCCGATTGAATGTGACGAGTACCATATAACACACGAAGGTAATCCGTTAAACAGAAAACTAGGCGAACCGTTATGGGATAGCATGTATGGTAGAGAAGAAATAGAGAAGCGTAAGCAATACCCACGATCGTATAGTTGTATGGACATGGGTAGACCGACAGCTGCAGAAGGTAACATGATAAAGAAAGAATGGTTTGACAACGATGAAGCATGGTACACACAAACACCGGAGTTCTTGGCAACAGTACCTAATATCTGTATGTCAGTTGACGCAACCTTCAAGGATACGTCCAAGAGTGATAAAGTGGCAATAGGGATATGGGGCAAGCGTGGTAATACATTCTATCTGATTGATGAACTTAACGCACGTATGGACTTCCTAGCCACATTGCAAGCTATAAGGAACTTGAAGAAGCAATATCCGCAAATAGGTATGATATTCATTGAGGACAAAGCCAACGGACCTGCTATCATAAACGTACTGTCGAAAGAACTTATGGGGATAGTACCAGTTAATCCTATGGGTGGTAAAGAATCTAGGGTGCAATCAGTATTACCATACCTAGTAAGTAATGTTAAGCTACCTAGAAACAAAGCATACACAAGCGCAATGTTGCAAGAATGGTATTCATTCCCAAACGGAGCGCATGACGATAGCGTTGATGAAATGACACAAGCACTATCACAGATGATATTCTATTACGGCGAAGTTGAAACAGAGAAGGAAAAGACAATCAAGGACATGTTCTTCGGCACAGAGAGACAAGACAATTCCGATAACCTATGCGGTGATATATTCTAAGGGAGGGAATAATGACTATAAAAGATAAGATAGAAATTGCTAAGAAACATAACAGAATAGCATCCATGATAGATTTTAACGAAGCTATGTTTTCTTCAATGTGTTTAAGTTCAAGAGGTGCTGTAACAAAAGAAATGATAAACCTACAACATGACAATAATAATCTACAACAAGAGTTACACGCTATAGAAGGTGAAGTTGGATATAACGAAATAAAGAAAGATTATGAATACGCAGAGTTGTTATCAATTATGAATAGTTAAGGGAGGCACAAGATGCTCATAAGTAAAAGAAAACTAAACTCACTGTTGGAACAAGCACGACAAGAAGCTACAGAGCAAGAAGCAAGTAAGTATATGGACAAAGAGAATTTCACACGTAAGTATCAAGCGCTTAAAGATGTTTACAAGATGAAACACGATAGATTGTATAAGGATATGCAGAAGCGCTCAATGAAAGATGCTCTAATAGCAGTTAGAAACTCTAATGAGATATATCACGAACTAAAGCAACGTAATAACAATCAACGCGATGAATTAGCAAGGTTGAACACAGAGGTAGCAAAGTTAAAAGAAAAACTAACTAGGGAGGTAACATGCTAGTCGATAAAATAAAAGCAGGGGTGATAGAACAGCTCGAATTTAGCGACTATTTCAAGGTTGCTATCCCGTTAAGTGAATACGCCCACATGGATGAAGTGAGTAGTATGTTAAGAGAATTGG